AAAAATTTTAAAGTTCATTTTGCCCGCATTGCCAGCGGTGATGAAGATATTATCGATTCGGCGCGTGCTGAAGAAATTCGTAAAAATACCGGTGCAGTAGCTTGCTGTATGGAAATTTTAAGCCGTGCAGCCAGGCAAAGACCTAACGCTTTCGGTATCAGAAAAAGCCGCTGGTGTATTGTTAGGAATACTTACGGCGAACTGAAAAGCACTTCGATTAAGACATGGCAGGATTGGGTTTCAGAAGAATCTTGCCCTATTGTTTATGATTCACCTATTCGCGGCCTTATGGTGCAGCCACAGGATGACGGCACAACCATAGAGCTGGAAATACTATTTCTGGCACTCGATAGACCAGACCAGGTCAAAAAGCTTCTGTCTCTTGAACTTACTGGATCATGGATCAACGAAGCGCGAGAAGTTCCCAAAGCTATACTTGATGGCTTAACCGGGCGTGTCGGTCGTTATCCGAACAAATCAGATGGTGGTGCTTCGTGGTCAGGTATCATAATGGACACGAACCCGCCTGATGATGACCATTGGTGGTATCGGTGTGCTGAGGAAGAAACCCCTATTGGCTGGGAATTTTGGCAGCAGCCACCAGCCTTAATTTACATTCCTGAACAGGGCTACGTTCCAAATCCAGATGCTGAGAATGTTAACAATCATACTCTTGGTTATGAATACTGGTTACGCCAGGTTCCAGGTAAAACGGCTGAATGGATAAAAGTTTACATTAAAGGCCAGTATGGAAATATCCAGGAAGGCAAACCTGTATTTCCTGAATACAACGATGATCTTCATTGCGCGAAAACTATTCTGAAGCCTTATACCAATTTGCCGCTGATCTTGTCTTTTGACTTTGGACTCACACCTGCAGCTATATTTTCTCAGCTGTCGCCCCGGGGACAATTCCGGGCAATTGATGAGCTTGTAAGTTCTGACATGGGTATTAAACAGTTCATGCGTGACGCTGTAATGCCCTTGATTGATACTGAATATCGGCAATGGCTCGATGACGGCAGTATTTATATTGTCGGCGATCCGGCAGGCAATCAGAGAGCGCAGACAGATGAAGAGACCTGTTTTGAGATAGTTCGATCTTTTGGGTTTAAACATGCCGAGCCTGCTTCAACAAACAGTTTTATATCCAGGCGTGAATCAGTTGCAGAATACATGATCCGGTTAACCGATGGTGAGCCGGCTTTTTTGATTTCTCCAAAATGCAAGATTTTAAGACGGGGCTTTCTGGGAGGATATAGATACAGGCGTATTCAAGTAGCAGGTGATGAGAGATTTACTGACGTTCCAGACAAGAACCAGTTCAGTCACCCGCACGATGCTTTGCAATATGGAACTTTAAGAGCCAACCAGGGAAACCTTGAGTATGGAAAATTTAAACACAGACACGAAGATTTTGAGTATGACGACATAAGATGCGCAGGAGCAATGTAGCCAAGGAGGGCAAAACATGCAGCTATTAGAAGAATACCAGAGACCGAAAAAGATCAAGATCAGCGATGATGATTTACATGACATGGTGTTGGCAGACAAGGAAGAGGCAGAGCGGTATTTTGATGCAAACCTCGCTGATGCAATTATATTGCGTTACAACCTTTTGCATAGCAATAAAGCCTACTATGCAGAGAAATTTGAAAACTTGTCTAAGCTTTCAAGCTTTTCCTCGTCAGATGTTAAAGACATTGTTGAATGGCTTATGCCTTCCTTTACTGAGGTTTATTTCGGAGCCGAAAGGGTAGTTGGAATATTCGGGCGCTCACCTGAAGACAATCCAGAAGTTCTTGAAAAGGTAATTAAATACCAGGTTCAAACGCAAAATAAGGGATATGTTTTAATCGATCAGTGGATTCGTGATGCAGTTGAAGCTGGACTTGGAGTAATGAAACTCGATTGGGAAGTAAGAGAAGAACAAAAGCTCAACTGGTATCAGGCAACTGCTGAAGAGTTTTATTCAATTCCACCCGAAGAAGCAGAGAAGATAATCAAAAAGGTAGAAGCTCTTCCGGATGGAACCTATAAGCTGCTGATTAAAGAAAAGGTCAGGGTTAAGGATCAGCCGGTAATGAGAAATGTTAAGCCAGGTGAATACATCTTTCTTCCAGAAACAGACGATTCAGGGCGAAACGTTTTTGAATGTTACCGGCACTATGTTCTTTATGATGATATTCGCAGAATGGGCAAGGCCAAAATCTTTAAAAACACTGAAGACGATTTCCCTTTTATCGATCCAGATTCAGGACAGGTAAGCAGCCTCGATACAATTTCTGATGCTATAAGAAACTACATCGGCGAAGATGAAAGACCACCCGAAAGCTCTGACGCAAGTATGAGAGAAGGCCAAGAAGGTAGAAGAAAATGCGTGCTATACGATTGCTACGGAAAGTATGACGTTGACGGAGACGGCTTGCTGGAAGACGTTCATGTAATTATTTGTAATGGCCGGGTTCTCTTTTCAGAAATAAATGATTATGACAGAAACCCTTTCTTTACCATTTCCTTTTATGCAAACAGCTATCAGAAATGGAAAGAGGGCGTTGCTGACTATTTGCAAGACGTTCAAGACCTTAAAACAGCTTTGATAAGGCAAATCATTATTAACACTGCTATCAATAACGATAGACAAATAGGCTTAGACGACAACCAGATAAAGGCAAATAAGGATATTCAAGCAGGTAAAAAGGTTGTTCGCTTTGATCTCAGCGGGAACAAGAAAATTAGCGACTTGATGGAGCCTTTACCCCAATTTGAGATTTCAAAAGAGACTTTCCCGCTAATCGAGCTTGCAAATACATGGTCAGAGCAGAAGACGGGAATAACAAGGTATAACCAGGGCTTAGATGCTGACAGTCTTAATAAGACAGCAACCGGTATTTCAAAGATCATGGCTGCAAGTCAGCAAAGACTTAGAAAAATGGCGCGTGATGGTGCTGAAAATGGATTAGTGCCGCTTTATAAGCACTTAATTAGTCTCAACAAAAAACACCTTGATAAAGAATTTACTTTCAGGCTGACAAATGAATATTACGAATTTAGGCCAGATGATATTAAAGGCGATTTCGATGTTCAAATAACCAGTAACATCGGTTTGCAGGACAAACAAGTCACCGTTCAAAATCTTATGCTGATGTTTGCTCAGATTTTGCCACCGCTTTTGAAAACTGGCGGAGCCTCACCGCAAGGACTTTATGAAACAGCAAAACAGATCATTGAAGAAATGGGATTTAATAACCCTGACAAGTTCCTGGGAGCAGAGGCCGGACAGCAAAGCCAGGGAATTGTAGAGCAGTTACCCATGTTGCTGGGGCAAATTCTTGAAGCAGCTGACGTTCCACCAGAAAAAGGCGCTGAGATAACCAAGGCTTTAATGGCTGGTATGCAGCAGGCGCAAGGACAAGGCTTACCTCAAGATCAAGTTGAAATGGAGGCGGCATAATGGAATTAACCAAAGAAGAGCGTGATTTGATGTTGAAGCAGATAGACTTCGGCAAGAAGGCCAAGACGGTAAAAGAGGTTATAGATACGCTTGCGGACAGCATAATAGAGCGGTGTAAAAATGAGTTTTCCACAATGCCGCTAATTGATTATCAAAATATTGATAATAGACCGGTTTTTATGCTACAATTGGAAATGCAGGTAGCTAGAGACTTTAAGACAGCCATTAACAAGGCGATCTTAAACGGTGAAGAAGCCGAAGAAACACTCAAAGCAAACTCGCAAGGAGGCGAATAATGGTAGACAAGGAAGCCGAAAACCAGGAAAGCGAACTTGAAGGCAATCTTGAAGAAGAGCTTGACGAAACTGTAAGTGAAGATGAAGAAGGCTTGGACGACGCCGGTTCTGATGATGAAGGCCTTTTTACTGATTCTGAAGATGACGATTCTGATTATGACTTTGAAGATGAGTTAGAAGATGACCAGGAAGAAGAGCAAGAGGCTGAAGAAGACCCAAGCGATGATGAAGAATTAGCTGAGTCTGATTTTGATGACGATGACCAGGAAGAAGAAAAAGACAGCGTTGAAGGCGAAGAACAAAAAGCTGAAGATGATTCAGAATTTGCAACGCTTGAAGACGAATTAAATGCCAGGATAAAGCCTGATTTTGTTCCAGGCAGCAAAGAATTCTTTCAGGCTACAGCTACAGAAGCCAAAGAAGCGGTAGAAAAAGAACTCGGTGATTTTGATGAGTTCGACCCTGAACATATTGCCAGATACAACTATTTCATAAATGAAGCCCAAAACCAGCGCAAAGCTGAGTATCAAAAGGGCATTGAAATAGTTAAAAACGAAAGAACTCAAAGAGCAGAGCGAAAGACTTTGCTTAAAAAACAGAAAGATGCTGAA